GCAAAAAAGCAACATTCATTGATAAAGATTTTGGCGCATGGCATGCATATGTTCATAATGTGACTCGTGGTCATTGTCATCCAAGCAGAGCAAAGAATAACGCTCGATTGACTTGTATGAAGAGATATGGATCTCTTACGCCGCTGAGCAAAGGAATAGTAAGAATAAAATTTGAAAAAGATCATCTTTTGCTGCATGGTGTTTCAAATCCTATGCAACGAACAGATATAAAGAATAAAGTCAAATCTACTCTTATGAAAAATTTCGGTGTCGACAATGCGCAAAAATCACCTGAAATAAGAAGAAAAACAGATCGATCTCGACGCCACAAGAAAGTTTTTTATAACTGGAAAACAAATGATGAAGTTGTTACTGTCGGTTCATATGAATCATCAGTAGTAGCATGGCTTAATGATAATAAGATTGAGTATATTTGGCAACCATCATTTGTAATACCTCGCAATCATAGTCTTGGTGGCAGGGTATATTTCATTGATATGCAAATTCTGTCTGGTGAATTTGCAGGAAAATTCATAGAGATAAAAGGTGCTTGGATTCGGCCAATGCAGAAACAAAAGTGGGATTGGTTTAAATCAATTCATAATGACAATGCAATTCTTTGGTATTTGTCTGATCTCAAGAAACTAGGAATTATGTAATGGCAAAACCTGACCAAAATTTATTTCAGAAGCTTACTAGACTGTTTAGATCAGGTCCTGTCGTAAGACGGAAGTTACGCAATCTGGATACTACCATTGCTGTGGCTGACAAGACAAAGAGCAGCGGAACATTGCTTTTTCAGAAATCGATGTCGCCGACGTATGCTTCGATCACTGCCAACGCGTATAACCTTACAGAGCGCCTGATGCGTTATCAAGATTTCGGCGAGATGGAGTACTGCATCGATGGTGCAACCAGAATTGCTCAACTTGATGGATTTGTGACTATTGAGGAGCTTGCAAGAAGATGTGCTGAGAACCCAGAGTATAAGTTTGTTGTTTACTCATATGATCATGAGAAGAAAAAGATAGTTCCTGCGTGGGGTAAGCAGGCTAGACAAACATGTGTTGATCACGCTTTTCGTGTGACATTTGATAGTGGTTTATCAATTATTGCATCTGCTAATCACAGACTTATGCTACGAGATGGATCATATAGAACAATAGAGGATCTCAAATTAGGCGACACAATGATGCCGTTCTATAGGAAGGATCTCTTTGATTCTAAAAATGTTGAATCATCTGGTTACAGATGGGTATATACGACAAATCCTGAAGAGGGACGACACGGTTGGGTTCGTGAACATCAGTTAGTTGCTTCGTGGGTTAATGACAGACAATTAACAGATGATGAGGTTGTGCATCACGTCAATTTTAACAAAAATGATAATAGAATCGAGAACCTTAGGGTAATGTCTCGATCTGATCATACAAGACTTCATTCATTTGAACTTAATGCTAAGAAGTGGGATGATTCAAATAGCGAATGGATTGAGAAGTTTAAGAAAGACCATGCTCGACGGATGGTAAAAAATGCCCCGACAGCACGTCTAGATGTTACATTTGGTAGGATCCTTGAAACATGTGAGTCTTTAGGCTTTAACATGAGCAAAGTATCATCGGCGCTTGATGTAAACTTCAATCTTATCAAATCCAGACTTGCCGATCATGGATTTAATAATTTCGAAACCTTTAAGCAGACATACGAGAATCCAGATCATATTGTGCCTAATAGTGTTGATCGATCTAGAACAATCAATGATATTACGCTAAGTGAGATAACTTCTCTTGCTTCACAGAATGATACGAAGCTATCATTATCAATGAAGCTTGGCTGCACTGTCAATGTATTAGATAAGTTCCTGTGGCGAAAATCAGGATTGTCATGGATGCAGCTTAGAGATAATCTGGGATTTCAAACAAGGCAAGATCAAAGAGGTGGTCGTCCAAAAGGATCGAATAATCACCCAGTAACATTTCAGGATGTATGTAACATCTATTCCAAAGACATGACATTGCCTCTTCTATCTGAGGCACTCTCTGTGAACAAGAACACTGTTCTATCTCGATTATCTCAGAATGGATTCAAAGGTTTCAATGATTTTGCTCAGAGCTATGCAAATCATAAAGTGGTCTCAATTGAATATCATGGAGAGATTCCTCTTTATGACCTTACAGTTGACGGATATAAGAACTTTGCAACAGATACAGTTATCTCTCATAACACAGCAGAAATTGCAAGTGCGTTAGACATTTATTGTTTAGCACCAGATACGATCATTCCTTTGCTCAATGGCACTAAACTTACAGTTAAAGAGCTATTTGATTCAAAGAGTGAAAATTTCGAAGTGTATTCATTTGATAATGATAACTGCAAATTTGTTCCAGGCCTATGTTCACGTGTCGTAAAGACAGGTACTAATCAACAGCTCTTTAGAATTACATTTGATGATGGCACATCTGTACGACTTACAGAAAATCATCTAGTTTTACTTACAGATGGATCTTATAAGCGTACAAAAGATCTAATGCCCGCAGATAGCATTCGTTCAATGTATGCAAAGATATCATCTTTTAGCACAGAAGATAGAATTGATTGCGATGAACAGATCAAGCCAGCGAATGGTTTGATTTATACACATAAAATTGTTGCTGAACATGTTTCACCCGAACTAAATGGCGATGTACATGTCAATCATAAGGTAGCATCTGTTATACCAGACGGATTTGACGATGTATTCGATTTGCAAGTAGATCGGTGGCATAATTTTGCAATAGCAAGTGAACCTACAGCATCATCATGCATCATTGTTCATAATTCAGATGAAACCTGCGCAGTAGATGACAAAGGACGATCTCTTCACATCTATTCTGATAATGAAAAAATCAGAGAAATACTCGAAGATCTCTTCTACAATACTATCAACGTAGAATTCAATCTACGTTCCTGGACGAGAAACTTGCCAGTTCACAAAGACACATACATACCACTTCTGGATGGGTCCACGTTGACAATAGAGAATCTTTCCAAAAAGATGAAGGCAAACCCCGATTGGACACCGTGGGTTTATTCTGTTCAGGATGTGACACATCGAATGGTACCTGGAAAGGTTACGTGGTGTGACTTGACAAGAAAAGATAGTGAAATTGTCAGAGTCTGGCTGGATGATGGTTCATATGTTGATTGTACACCTGATCACAGAGTTACGATGAGAGACGGTTCGAGCAAGGAAGCACAACATCTTTCATCTGGTGAGAGCCTAATGCCTTTCTATCGAAAAACAAGTAATCGATCTGCCGCCGCGGCTATGGATGGATATGAAGAGGTCTACGATCCTGCATCTGGTCGGTATGTTTATACACACAGTCGAGTCGCAGAAATTCTCGAAGAAGGAAAGATAAAGAACGGGAGATGGTTAGTAACTCATCATAATGATATTGACAAGTCGACTCCGCGGTTCATTCGAGCCGAAAAGAGCCAGAAGATGACAGGTATCGTCCCGTCAATGAGAGAGAAACATCCATCACAAGCCGGAAAAGAATCACCATCGTATATGAACCACAAAGTTGACAGGATTGAGAGACTGTCCAATACATCAGACGTCTATTGTATGGAAGTTCTTGGTCCTGTTGGAGAGCATGACAGACACAGATTTATGACCTTAACGAATAGGGTTAACTATGATGGGCTAACTGTTCAAAATGATTCAGGAATTTGTCTCGAAAACTGTAAGTACGGAGATTGCTTCCTCTATAATGACGTGTCACCCGAACACGGTGTCATAAATGCAATTCCAATTCCTGTAAATGAGATAGAAAGAGAAGAGAACTTCGATCCTAACGATCCAATGGCTGTTCGTTATCGCTGGGTCACACTCGGAAATCGAACATTGGAAAACTGGGAAGTAACACATTTTCGACTTCTAGGAAATGACATGTTTCTTCCATACGGTTCATCAGTCATTGAACCTGCACGAAGAATATGGCGTCAGCTGATACTCATTGAGGACGCAATGTTGGTGTATCGTGTTGTTAGAGCACCTGAAAGAAGGGTGTTCTATATTGATGTGGCGAATATCCCGCCTGAAAATGTGGAGATGTACGTAGAACAACAGAAGACAGCACTGAGATCGACACAGGTTGTAGATACTAAGACAAGTCGCGTCGATCTTAGATATAACCCACTTTGTCATTTTGGTAATGATTACATATACTTGTGTGATGGTACAAAGAAAACATTTTCAGATTTGTCAGAAAATTGGGATGTATATAAGGATAATGTATGGACATGGTCTCTTGATAAAGAACAACACGTTGTCCCTACAAAGATTCTTTGGGCCGGAAAGACAATCGAGTCAACAAAATTTGTCGAAGTTGAACTTGATGACGGACAAATCATTAGGACAACGCCTGATCATGGGTGGCTTCTTCGAGATGGCACTGAAATTAAGGCAAAAGATCTCAAGCCGAATGATTCTCTCATGCCTTATTATACGAAGACTAATCAGTCACTCACTAGTCGCTACGGTTCAAAAATAAATCCGTACGTCGATATTTACGATCCAGGCCTTGGAAAATATCGTTCAGCACATCGTATATCAGGTGAATGGAAATATGGCGAATGTAAGTTGCCAAATGTAATTCATCACGTTAATCATGTCAAGCATGATAATCGACCTGATAATTTGCAAAAAATGACTCAAAAGGAACACAGTATCCTTCATGCTGACATTGTGAAAGCATGTAACGTTTCTACTCGAGGTCGAGAAAAATCAAGACAAACATTCATCAAAACACATCAACAATACGATTTCTCCAAGATTGCAACTGATTGTTGGAACAAACCTGTTATTCGCAAGAAAAGAGTTGATTCTCTCACACTAAAGACAGATTCTAGATTTGTTGGATACGTGGGATCTGTGATCTATGAACTTGGCTCAACTGCTAGAGAGCATCAGGTAAGAGCATGCTTAAACAGATCACAAGATTTCAAGGATTATCTTAAGCACTTAAATCCTGAATTCAAAAATGGATTTTCAGATCAACTTAGCAAGAGTTCATTTTTGAAGATCCTTCGACGTTACAATTTTAGTAACTTGAGAGAAGTTAAGGACTATGTTGCAGCCAATAGAGCACCACTCGATAAGATTGCTGCATATTGTGAAACAAACAGGCCCACATCTCGCAAGCATATTTCTCAAGCTTTTGGTATTAGCACATATGACTTAAATCGAGTTATGATGCGAAACGGTCTGACGAAAAATGAATTTGACTCACGTTACCTTGCAACAGGCGGTTACTATGCCAAGACGACAGTTTCATGTTCTAATTGCGATAATAAATATGTTGTCAATCCAAGAAGCAAGATCACTTCAGCGGGTCGCACATTTTGTGGACGAATTTGTTATGATGCTTATCGTGCATCTGGAAAACTTAAAAATCACAAAGTAATTGCCGTTCGATTCACTGACTGGGAAGCACCAGCGTATGGTGTTACAGTTGAAAATTCAACACATATTATTTCAACCGGTGGATCGTCTCTTGATCAAAATCAAAAAAATGACATTTACTCCGGAGTATTTGTACGGAACTCAGTTGACGAAGATTATTTCATCCCTGTTCGCGGCAATGACAGTGGGACAAAAATAGACACGCTCGCCGGCGGTCAAAATACAGCAGCCGTTGAAGACGTGGCGTACATACAGAAAAAATTATTCGCAGCGCTTAAAATACCTCGGGCATATCTCGGCTACGATGAATCACTTAGTTGTTTAGTTTCAACAACTTGCATTCCTACATTTGCTCGTGCAGGAAACAGAGCATTGACAATCAAAGAGTTGTCCGATGAGTGCCGACTGGATCCTCAAGCTTTTTCAGGGCGTCATCATGCATATGCCTGGGATCATGTCAAGCGCAAAATTGTTCCCGGTAGGATCCTTAAGGCCTGGGAGACAAAACAAGTCACGAAGCTGGTCGACGTTGTCTTCGATGACGGCTCTGTGCTTCGGTCAACACCTGAGCATCCCATCATGTTGCGCAACGGTGCAGGATATCGACCAGCAGGCCAGTTGAGACCTGGTGATGCTGTCATGCCTATGTACTCGAAATTGTCGTCAAAAGCCACGGGTGATTACCTCGATGGTTACCACAAGTTCCTCGACCCAGATACAAACAAGTGGCAGTATTCTCATCGTGTCGCTGGAACGAGCAAATACCCTGCATTGAGGAATAAGAATGTTATCCATCATGTCAATTTTGATAAGTTGAATAACGATCCGAGTAACCTACTTTTCATCAAGGACGGTAAGATTCATCGGCAACTGCATGCGACACTGAACAAGATCAACAAATGTTACGTAGGGAAGGGAAACCCTCGATTCAATCATGATATCGCATATTCAGATGTTCTAATGACAGCTCCCACGACATCCACTAAAAAAGAACTCATCTCTCGTCTGGGAATTGGATATCGAGTTTTTGATAGGCTATTGTCAGATGAAGGGCTCTCTTGGTCGAAGTTTGCGGATGACAATATGCCGAAAGCACGATTTGCTCATCGCTGCGGCGGCTATGACATCACTTACGAGGATGTCGCATATGCTGCACGTCGTCTTATGTCAGAAGCCACTGTCAACACAGTTGCAGATGCATTGGGTGTCTCTACAGCTGTCGTACAAAAACGAATGATGGATGCAGGATTCAAAAATTGGGGTTCCTTCAAGCGAAATATCGTTTGGAACTTGAACAAGGGTGCAGTCCTTTCATCTCTCGCCCGACATGGAACCCTTAAAGCTGCTTTTGAATCAGATTATCGAGATCGCTGTGGATTTCAGGCCTTGCTCAAATACGTTCAATTAGAGTGGGGAGGCATTCGACTTGCCAAGAAAGCGGCTGAACAGATCGGAATCAGTAACCATGTCGTGACTGAAGTTAGGATCGTCGATCTTCCAGTCGCAGTGCCAGTATATGACCTCGAAGTAGAGGGACATCACAATTTTGCCGCGTCACTTACTACTGTACCTGCAGAATCTAACAACTTAACAGAATCGATTGAATGGGCAGACAACTGTGTGATTGTATCAAACAGCAAGGCCACGCTGGCTCAGGAAGATATAAGATTTTCACGTACGATAAGTGTCGTTCAAAAGACTATAATTTCTGAGCTCAATAAGCTCGCAATAATACATCTTTACGCACACGGATTTGATTCTGAAGATTTGCAGAATTTCACACTGCGCCTTTCAAATCCTTCTACGATTGCACAGCAGCAAAAGCTAGAACTGTGGAGAGCCAAATTCGAGATCGCCGGCACAGCTCCAGAGGGTCATATGAGCAAGGACTTTGTTCGTAGAGAGATATGGGGTCTCAATGATGAACAGTGTAAGGCAATCGATGATCATCGACTGAAAGAGAAGCTTGTCGACAATATGATTGAAAATGCCACAACAGATGAAGGTGGCGACGATGACGAAGGTGGTGAAGAAGACATGTTTGGCGGTGATGACGCCGGCGGCGAATCAGATGCCGAACCGGCTGGCGGAGCCGGTGAAGGCGGCGCTGAAGAAGATAAAGGTGGCGAGGCATCAGGCGGAGAAGATCTCTTTGCCGGCCATGACATGATGTCAAATAATCCTGCAGTAAGTCTCATGACAGCAGGCGATGACCCAGAGGATGATGAAGATTTTCCTGCTAAGTTAAGTGTTTCAAATGTAAAGACACCCGTAAATGTTCAGCGCCAACTAGACAAAGTCCTCTATAATAGATCCAGGATAAGACATCATGGCGCATCGAAAACGCATATGCCTGATTTTGCAAAGATGACGAATTCAAAGGGTGACGATGATCCTTTTGACAACAGCTGGATGAAGTCTCTCGTCAAAAATCCTTTCGGTGAATCAACTGCACCACTTCATAAGACAGTCATTACAGGCGATGTCATGAGATCATTGTCAAATATGCAAAGAAGATTCACGCGTGAAATGCCAACAGTACAGTCAAAGTCAGTTCTAACTGAAGTCGCAGGATACTTAGAAGGAGCCGACAATATTGAAAACGAAGAGGTCCTCATCATCGACGAGGATAACGAATAGAGAAAGTGACGATAAAATGAGAAAGCATCAGAAAAAGAGAAATTCGCTTCTTCTTTACGAATTTTTGGTTCATACGATTTCACGTGCTCTCGTCGAAGACGAGAAGCAAAAATCGTCAACTGCTCTAAAAATTCTAAGAAAATATTTCAAGCCCGGCACAGAAATTTATAAAGAGTTTCGCCTAATGCACGCTTTGATGAAGACAACTGTGTCTTCTGAACACGTTGCTGCTTCAATATTATCTGAGGCAAAAAATGCTGTTATAGCATTTGATTCTGAAAAATTGGACAGAGAAAAGTCGCTCTTGATAAAAAACATCAATCATATGATCAATGATGAAAATTTCTATGATCAGCATGTCTCTGAGTACAGAGAACTTGCAACAATACAGATGTTAATCAATGAGTGGTCTGCTTCTACAAAGGATCTTCTCAGCCAAGCACAGTACGAAGATCAAGTGATGAAATATCTCACTACAGTAAAGAAGCCTGTAGAAGATTCCGTAATTTCAGAAGATTCATCAGGAACTGCACGTCTTCTAATGAAAGTGATGTCAAAGAAGCTGAATGAAAAATATGCAGATGTTCTCAATGAACAACAGAAATCACTCATAAAAGCATACACATATTCAACGGCTTCAGAAGATCAAACTTCAATCAGGCTTAAGCTAGAGGAAATCAAAGAATCTGTGATGACTCTCATCGATTCATATAGTCAAGCAATGAAACCGGCAAGTGCTGGAATGAATTCATGTGAATATTTGAGAGAAAAATTGGATGAAACGAAGGCTGCACTGACTGTGGAAAATTTTGATAACATTGACGATGAAATGGTGACTCGTTTTATGCTTTATTCTAATCTGAAGGACGAACTCGAATCAACTGAGTAATTACAATGACCTACATCGTCTATAGACATGTCTGCACTGAGACTGGAAAGTCATACATTGGTTTTACAAAGAACTCCATGGAGAAACGCTGGAGCGAGCACGTCAGTTTGGCATTCAGATGTTATAATCACAATCCGAGTAGAAAATATCACTTTCAGAACGCCATCAGGAAATACGGCCTGGCGGCATGGACACATGAGGTCATACAGGAGAATATAGGCTCTGTGGAAGAGGCATGTTTTGCCGAGATCCATTGGATAGCAAAGTTATCGACTAGATCACCCGAAGGATACAACGAGACGCCTGGTGGACGAGGTGTTAGAGACATGTCACCAGCAGCGAAGGAGCGTCACAGACTAGCCACGAAATTGGCATTGTCTGATCCTGATGTACGAAGAAGAATGTGTGACTTTCAGAAGACAGCCCATAATACACCTGAATCAAAGATGAAGAATAGCATGGCTCAGAAGCTTGCTCAGGTCAGACCTGATGTTGCTGAGAAGAAGCGCAGAGCCATGTATCTACATCGATCAGATCCGAATTTTAAGTGTCCTCGGTCAAAACCCGTCTTACAACTCAGCCTGGATGGTCGAGTCATTGCTCGATTCGAGTCAGCAACGGAAGCATCTAAGCTAACAAACACCAACGTAAGTCACCTGTGTGAGGTCGCTCGTGGTGAAAGAAAAATCAGCGGTGGATTTCGGTGGAAATATATAGATACGATTGGAGAGATGAAAAATGTCTGACTTGAAGCTTATAAATTCGTACGAGACCTTTGACTATTCAGTCGGAACCATCAAAGAGTCTCGTGAACAAAACGACGGAAAAATAATCATGAAAGGGATCCTGCAAAAGGCAGACGTATTAAATCAAAATGGGCGAATCTATCCGATGCATGTCCTCGAGCGCGAAGTAAGAAACTATCAGAAATTTATCAATGAAAACAGGGCGCTTGGAGAATGTGATCATCCAGAAAGTTCAGTTGTAAATCTTAAAAATGTATCTCACATAGTTAGATCTGCTTATATTGAACAGGGCACTGTAATGGGTACTGTTGAATTACTTGACACGCCTTCCGGAAAAATTCTGCAGTCTCTTGTTGAGAGCGGAGTGAAACTTGGAATTAGTTCCCGTGGCGTCGGATCAACTAAGAAGCAAGGTGATTATCATGTTGTTCAGGACGATTTTCAGCTCATATGCTGGGATTATGTTAGTGAACCTTCAACTTCTGGTGCATTCATGATGCAAGAAGGAAAAACTGTGTCTCACGATGAACTTAGACACATTTTTAACAAGTCTGACAAGATTAATCGCATACTTAACGACATTTTATTCTACAACAATGCTAACAGGATAGCATAACTTTATGAAGCTAAATTTTACATGCTTAACATGTAAAGCTCAATTTGAACGCAATATTTGTCCTAGCAGCAAGATTCAAGTTAGAACTTTTTGTTCGCGATCATGTCAAATGAAGAAGATGAGAAATTCACCTGAAACAGGAATAAAAACGCTCATATGTTATTTTTGTCATGCTGAATATAAGAAATATGTCAAGGCAAGACAATCAGGACTAAATTATCAATATTTGACTGATAAAGATCTAACAAGAACTAAACAGACAGGACAAACATGAAATTAACAAAAGGTGACTTGAAATCTATCGTGAAGGAATGTCTCGTAGAGTTGCTACAGGAGGGCCTCGGTGGATCATTAGATAATTCTTCGAATATTATGAAACCATCACAGCAGCCTATTTTTACAGAAAAAAGGGGACAGCAATCTGCACCAAGCAGAGCACCTACCTCTGCATTGCGTGAGGCAGTAAGACAGTCTTCAGGTGGTAATAGAGCTTTGGAATCAGTGTTAGCAGACACTGCGGCAACTACATTACCAAAAATGTTGCAAAGTGATTCAAAGTCGGCTGCTGTATCTGTACCCGGCGGATTCGTTGAACAAGTAGTTGCTGCAGCAAGTCCTGAACAGCTATTTGGTGAAGATGCTTCATCAAGATGGGCAAATCTTGCATTTGCACCTTCACAAAAGCATTAAATCGCTAATATTTTTTTTGGTCAGTATATTTAGAGTTGGTCACATCAAGGAATATCAATGAAACTTACAAACAAATTGCTTCACAGGATCATAGAAGAGGAAGTTGCCAAGTTTGGCGACATGGAATCAACAGAGGACCGTGCAAAAGACTCAGAAGAAGTTGATGCTGATGAGCATGGAACAGAAAAGACTGCAGAAAAGCACATTGATTTTATGAAGGCTCTTAAAATCGAAGAAATGCGTCTTCGTCAACGTATTCTTAAAATTCAAGAGACGCGTCAGCGCTATTCAAAAAGAGTTTGATTGATTGATTGATTTTGAAAGGATAATACAATGAGCGGACCCGGATCAGGTAGATACACAAATTACGTTCCTCCTGCGAGTGCACGTAATAAGCTGTTGAGTGACTTATTTAATGCTCGTGCAGAAAACGAAGCAGGCAACATCTATGGCGCAGTATATCAGACTGATGCAACTGCTGCAGCTACTGAAGCTGTAAAACGAGCAATTGCAAATGTTAATGCAACTGGCGTCGGCGGAATATTCCCAGAGAGTGGCCTGCAAGCAGGAGATCCTCAAATGTTTCCTACGGGCGTAGATCTTATCTTTACAGGAAAACTATCACAAATTCAGCCCCCAGATACAGCTGAGGGTAAGGACGTCACATGGCAAAAAGCAGGAGATCCTGCCAACTCTTTCGTTCCTGACGTATCTTCACCTGGTGCAGGTCCTCCCGGCGTCACGCGCGTTGATCCGATGGACAAGGACAAGAATCCTGGCCTATCTGTTAAAGACATGAAGGGCGAGACATATATACCTGGTGCACCTGGCACTGGAACGACATCTCCGACAGTCACGAGTCCTCTAATCGGCAAGTCTCCGATTGCAAAAACACTCGAACTCGGAAAATCTTCAATCTGAGCACATAGTTAAGTCATCTAAGAAAGAAGTAACATGAGTAAGAAGTTGTACGAAGAAGCCTTGGCGGATGTTAAAAAGCTCAAGGAAGTAGCAGAAGACAATGCAAAACGTGCTGTCCTCGAGGCTGTTACACCGAGAATCAAGGATTTTATTGAGAATCAGTTGATGGGAGAGCATTTTGGCGGATTTGATGAGGAACCAGTCGAAGATGACAATCTTCTAATGGATGAGGAAGTTCCTGGCGAATTTCCTGAAATAACGGCTCCTGATTCAGATGAATTAGAATCATCACCAATAGACGTCTCTGGAGAAATTGGCGACTCAGATGTATGTGCTGATGCTATATCAATGCCTGACGAGGAGGGCAAGGTCACTCTAGATCTTGATGCTCTTACAGCAGGCGGCTCTGAATATGAGCTGAGCATGGAATCTGCAGAAAAACTTGGTCTCCTCGAAGATCCATCAAGGGTTTTTGAGGCAAAATTGAAAAAAATTGAACATAGCACAAAACTTATGATCTCAGCAAGCAGAATGTTAAAGGAGACGAATGCATATTCTACACGTCTTTCTTCTATCATTTCTGAAGTGGAAGATATGTATGCCTATCTTCAAGAGAAGATGAAAGACTCACAGAAGAAAATTTATGAACCTTTACTCGAAAGAAATTACACAAGCCTTAAGAAGCTCACGGAGCAGAAAATGAAAAAGAACAAGATAAATGAGTCTGATGTCACTCTTAAACTTACCGGCCTCCCAGATGAGGTTGATCTCGATTCTATCGGGGTTGATCTGATCACAGGTGATGAAGAAGGAGACGAGGATCTTGCACCTGATGGTGACGGTGATTCTGATGATCTCGACATGGGCGATAAAGACAGCGAAGGCGGAGACGAAGGTTCTGATGACCTTGATCTCGACATGGGCGATGAAGATTCAGAGGATGATACACAAATGGAATCACGAAAATTAAGCGACGATACAATCGTTGAAATAGACAGCAGAATGCTTCGTCATGAACTCAGCAAAATAAAGTCACTTCGTGAGTCTGATGAAGGAACAAAGCCTCAGTCATGGGGTCATGGCCCGGGCGATGTTTCTGATGACTTTGCTGACGAAGACAATGGCGATCCATTCGTTGATGTCAAGCTTCGTGAAAATGACGAGGACGAGGATGACCTTGAAGAGGGTCAAGAAGACGGCACGCTGACCATGGATGAGGATGATGATCTCGAGAATACAGAGGACTCAGAACCCGCCATGGCAAATCCAGGTGCTACTGTCGAGGGCATCAAGCGTAGATTATCTCGAGAAGTTGCACTTCAGACTGAGGCTCGAAAGAAGGCGACGCAGGCTAAGAAGCGTCAGGCTGAGGCTCAGAAGAAGGCGAAATCTGCAAAGAAAATGTCAGAGCGTCAGGCTGCTCGGAAGCATGCAAATAAGATGCACGAGGCATATGTCCACTTTGCCAACGTCTATAATGCGTCAGTTACACGCACAAACAAGTTCAAGGGAATGCTTTCAGAAGCCTCCCGCAAAGGAAGCACCTCAAATGGTGCATCCAAACGGTCTGCTGGGGAGTCCGCAAATCTCCGCACAAAGTTGGCAGAAACGAATCTGTTCAACGCGAAGTTGATCTTCACGAACAAGCTTCTTCAGAATGAGTCACTCACACGACGCCAGAAGGCTTCTGTAATAGAGCGACTTGACGAGGCGCGGACTGAACGTGAGGTGAAGCTTGTATACGAGAGTCTTGTCACAGCCCTTAAGGGTACAGCAACGAAGAAGTTGAATGAGTCAACATCTCGTGGCGTGATTGGCTCAGCGTCTAGCCCGACTCGTTCATCTACATCTTCTCAGAACCTCAATGAGGGTATTGAGGCAGATCGATGGGCTCGCTTGGCAGGCATCGTTAAGTGATTGAATTAGAGATTGCAAACAACAAACCAACAAAAAGAAAATCAGGTATTACATGAAATATTTTAGCTTAGATCAGCTCGCACAGGGCATTCGCGAGAAGCACGTAGGTGCTGAACGTGCCCGACTCACCGAGAAGTGGAGCCGCACAGGCTTGCTTCGTGGCCTTGAGGGGCCGAAGCGTGAGGTTATGGCTCAGCTTCTCGAAAACCAGGCTGCTCAAGTCCTTAAGGAGAGCAACGCGCTTTCCGGCGGCGGCGGCAACATGGGTGGAAGTGGTCAGATTCAGGGTTTTAGCAACATCGCGTTCCCAATCGTTCGTCGAGTATTCGGTGGCCTCGTTGCCAACGAGCTCGTCTCGATTCAGCCGATGTCACTTCCCTCTGGTCTCATCTTCTACCTTGACTACACATATGGTAGCAACGTTGGCAGAGCGGCTGGCGACACGACAAATTCGACCTACACTCGTGGACAGTCGATCTATAACAACCCGACTGGTAAGGGAATCCAAAGCGGATCTCTCGCGACCGGTGGTATGTATGACCTCGTTAACACGGGTTATTCCCGAGTTACTGGTTCATTCACGGGTCAGACGCTTACTGCAGTCGGTGCATTCGGCGGCGCGAACGGTGACACATGGGCATCTGGCCTCATGATCAGCAACGAAGGTATGTTCTCAGGTACGAATGCTCGCTTCGCGGATTTCGATAGCCAAGTTCAAACTGACCTTGCTTCGAATACACTTGATACGACATTCGCCATCGTAGATCTTTCAACGTTGACAAATATGGACAAGCTCTCTCCCGAGCAGCTTGCTATCTTTGCAGGCGTTGTTGGTACACCTACGAATGGTGTTGCCTGGGGTCAGAACTATCAGGGTGGAACTGGTGTTCTTAACCTCCGTCGTCTTAACAAGCGCGGCGATTGGAATGCGGGTACCACGACGTTTACACCGAATGCTCTCGGTGGAACTCATCTCATGACACTTCTCAGAGGCGCGAACGGCACGCTTCTCAGCGGTTCTTCAAGTGCAGTGACTTTGTCATATTCTCTCACACAGACGCTTAGTGTAGACTCCGGCAGCGGCGCGACGGTAACGATTCCTTCGTTTGAATCTGACTTCGGTGCGACACCGAGCCCGGTCATTCCTGAAATCGATATCAAGATTGAGGCGATCTCAATCACTGCTGACACCCGTAAGCTCCGTGCAAAGTGGAGCCCGGAACTTGCTCAGGATCTCAATGCGTACCATTCAATGGACGCCGAGGTTGAACTCACGTCTATTCTCAGCGAGCAGATTGCTCTCGAGATCGACCGCGAGATTCTCAACGACCTCGTCAGTCAGGCGAACGGTGCGAACTACTACTGGAGCCGATCACCTGGTCGATTCGTCAACAAGGTTTCTGGCGCTCGTCAGTCACTTGCTGATTCATTGCAGATCGGTCCGCAGTTCACGGGCACTGTCCGTGAGTGGTACGAAACGCTTATCGAGACTGTTATCGACGTTGCGAACACGATTCATCGCAAGACCCTTCGTGGTTCTGCTAACTTCATGGTAACTGGCCCTGATGTTTGCACGATCCTCGAGAGCTCAATCCTCTATAAACCCAAGTTCTCGATCGACGGCGAGGGGCAGATCAGCTCACCCTTCACGATCGGAGCTGAGGCTGTCGGCACCTTGTCGAACCGCTTCACGGTCTATAAGGATCCGTACTTCGTCCGCAACAAGATTCTCATTGGTTACAAGGGCGGCTCTTACTTGGAGACAGGCTATGTCTATGCTCCGTATGTGCCTCTCATCGTGACTCCGACGATCTTCGCGCCGGAAGATTTCACTCCTCGCAAGGGCGTGATGACGAGATATGGCAAGAAGACTGTCCGGTCTGATTTTTACGGGACCGTGACAGTTCTCGACATGAACATAATTTAATTGAACAAAAACAACTAGTTATGTAAAAAACGCCTCCTCAAAAGGGAGGCGTTTTCTTTTTCTTTTGAAATTGCTTCACAAAATTATCAACATTCACGTGCTCGCGGAAATTTTGGAAGTCGGTCGGAGCCATTTTTAGTTTTTCAAAAACAATAAAAAGCTGTCTTTAACTTTTTATTTCATAGCGTAGCTTTTGTCTTATCAAGAGATCACTATCATGTGTAGAATTGTATTCTAAGTAAGGGTATATCAACATTGGACTGTAAGCTCTGTGAATTTCACAATGACAACTTGAAACGCTTCTCTGATCATCTCAGATCAGTTCATAAGCTAAGCTCTGAACAGTACACAATCGAAACGGATTACAGCGGGACAAGGCCAACATGTCCTGTCTGCGGGCAGCCCGTGAGATATGTGTCTTTTTCATTCAAGAAGTACTGCAAAGATCATGCTCGGCTAGCAATGGTCGAAGGTGGAAAGATCGGTGGTCAAGCTGAGGCATGGAACAAGGGAGAGACCAAAGAAACAGATCCTCGAATAGCAGCTATTGCTTCGTTAATGACGGGTTCTGCTAACCCGTTCTATGGACGAAAGCACACACAGGAGACACTCAGAAAAATCTCTGAAAATAAGATGTTGGGAACAATGTCAATCGAGCAAAGAATATCTGAGAGGTCGTCGGAGTTCACTCTCGTCACTTCGTGTTCCCAGGAATGCAAAACGGTACGGAAGTGCCATCGAGGTCGCACGATTTGCTTCTCTACCAGGAATGACAATACCAGGAGGTTTGTCAAAGTTGATGTCAGCAGCCACAACATGGTCTAAGACATCAGGTCACGATCGGATAATGACATATGTGGATCAGAGAATCGGTTCAGGCAAAGGATATCAGGCTGTCGGATTTCAGGAAGTCTCAAAGACCGACATCGATTATTGGTACACAGATGGCGTGATGCGGTACGACAGGTTTAAGTTTAGAGCATGCGAAGGAAAATCAGAACGACAGGTTGCATCAGAGGCAAGAATGTCACGTATCTATGGCTGTGGAGCCAGTATTTTAAGCTTTGTTTTCTGATGAATCAAAGATACTTATCTTTCGTTAGTGAGAGTAGACATGAAAATTACAGAGTCACAGTTACGAAAGATCATTCGAGAAGAGTTAATCAAGGAAATGACGCCGCCTGCTGACTACTACATCCCGCCTCAGGGTGCTCCTCAGCCGGCTCCTCTTGCTGTTGGTCTAGTCAGGAATCTGTTAGATTACTATGAAGCCAATGAACCGAAGACAGAAACAGAGCTTTCGAGTCTAAAAAAGAAGCTATATCTTCGTGCATATGCAATGGCTCCCAAAGGTGACTTTGATGATGCATGGATAGAAGAATTCAAGCAACAGCTCAGCGGTAGATTGTCTCGTACTTCGCTAAGAAACGAACCATTGGGTCTTTATGTCGTGAACATGTGTGTTCGGCGGGCTATCGAGAAGATCTCTGGTTCTTTAAACATCGGAAGTTTCGGAGACGATTGATATGAAGATCAATGTTGGAAGCTTGCGTCGTATCATCTTCGAAGAAATCCAAAATGATGCCGTATTCTTACGTAAGAGAGCAGACACAGCGCTGTCGAAGGCGAAACAGTATTCAGCGTTATCTTATCATCAGTTAGCCTTCGATACATTCAATCGTGCAAAAACATACTATGCACGAGCCAGACAATCATTTTTATCAGAAAAGAATGATGACATGGCCGCTAAGATGTTTGATGCCCAAGTATATTGTGAAGTGAGAAGTAGCATGCATGGCTCTGCACTCAAAAGAGAAAGCTAATTATGAAGATCGCGCTGGGTCAACTTCGTCAAGTTATCAGAGAAGAACTTGACAAAACAACACTTCGTCCTGCATATGGTGGGGTTGTCTTTGATTCACAAGGTCGTGTGCTTCTTCGTGAACCTTCAGGACACTATGACGGCTATGTTTGGACATTCCCAAAAGGCAGACCAGATTCAGGAGAGACACCTGAAGAAGCTGCATTGCGTGAGGTTCAAGAGGAGACAGGAATCATCGCGAAGATTGTGAAACGTGTTCCTGGTGACTTCCCAGGCGGCACAACAATGAATCGATTTTTCGTGATGTCATTTGTGTCAGATACAGGTGAACACGACTTCGAGACAAGCAGGATAAAATGGGTGAAGCCAGATGAAGCAGCACGCCTCATTGGAAAGACAACGAATCACGTTGGCAAGCAGAGAGATCTTGCAATTTTGGCAGCAGCAACTTCTTTTTGACTTCAATATCATAACGTAATGATATTTACTTAAATGAAAATAACGCTAAATGAACTTCGAAAATGCATCAGGTCTGTCATTCGTGAGATACACGATGATTCTTCGTTGACAGCATCGGATATAATTGACAGATTTGGCGATACAATGCTTGATGATTTGTCAGCTGAAGCAGGCTATGATGACCTTGCCGGCAGTTCATCTGATGATTTTGATAAGGCATTTAATTTTTCATGTACACCTGCTGGAGCATTGACAGCAACAGACAAGAGAACAGGCAAGCAATTTTTCATGGACGAACCCGATGATCCTGGTCTTGAAGCAAGAACATACCGAAACGGCAAGTATTAAATTATCTGATATTTTTCTTTTTTTTGTGATCTCATCGATATATATCGATTAAGGAGTTTCACTCATGAAAGTTACAATATCACCCGTCTTTGGCATAAAGATGGAATCAGGTTCCGACAGCTTACAGATCGATTCAGCTTTATCAGCACCAGCAAAGCTGAATGTTAATGCTGTCGTTACATCTTCAATCATTACAACTGGCGGTTTATATACGCTGTCTAGTTCAACTGCGACTACACAGATAATGCCGCTGGCTTCATCAGTGCCTGGCGTAAATTTCATCTTTCGTAATCTTTCAGCACACCAACATGTGCTTACTGGTTCTCAAGAAGCACAAGGAACACTTGTTTTTGCAGGCCCAGCCGGTATGACGAGCTCGTTCTCTGCTGCAGGTCAGGGAAGCAAGTTTACGATGTCAGGTTCTGTTGGTGTTTCTGTTGTGCTTGTATCTGATGGAATTTCATTCCTCGTTGCTGCAATGTCAGGCAGCTCGACAATCAACGGCACGTGATATTGACGTTTAACTCAGAATATTCTATTCTAATTCTATGATGTTTCGGTCATTCAGTTAATCTGAATATTCTGCAACGCAATGTAAAAACTCCACATGACGGATTATGATGTCCGTCATGTGGCTATTTACAGATTTTGGTTTCTTTTCTGTCGTTAAAAGCAAAGAGGAACACGATAAAGTTCTTGTTCGAGGAAGAACTGTTGAGGATCTTGAACGTCTTGTTTTGCGTCATGGTTCATCATTAAACTCGACAGTGTCAGATATTCTCATGACACCTAAAAATGACTACTGTTGTAGGCTCATTGTTCCTGCAAGTTTATGGTCACAGGCTGTGTTCGAAATTTCTGAGAATATTGACTATGACAACTTTAAAAATTCTGTAAAAAAGAAGCTCGGTCATGACAGGGCAAATCAGTGTGCTTCAATTTGGTGCACAATGCTTGGACTTCAATATCAGCGGCTTGATATGATTGACGATGAATCTTTTCAAAACTTTGATTTGAACGAGGACACTGTCCCTGGGTACTATGAGGATACAAACGAGGCGTAAAATACTCCTCTAGAAACAAATGAATATGTCCAAAAAGAATAAGTATGTCCCAATGAACCGCAATGCTTCGATCATCTCTCGTGAAGGTCGTGGCGGAAAGTTTCGTACTGAGACCTCACGGAGAGACAACAACACTGTAAGTGTTGCTCTCACAACCAATCCCCGTACCGATGCAACGATGCTCTTTGTCGATGCTCCGGATGGAGATACCTTCACGTTCGACGGTCGAACGGCTCGCACGCTTTACCGCGTCCTGCAGAAGCATTACAAGACGCTTGGCCGCGCCTGGTAATATAAACCTCTAAAGAGGCAGTATTCGGGGAGCCCACAAGGCTCCCCGTTTCTGTTTTTATGATAGGATAAATTGATATGTTTACTGTAAAATTTGCACCAACTGAATTTCTTACGATCTTTGAAATTGTTTCAAATCACAGAAGCGCATGCAAAACACCTGATAATGCAATTGATTGTGCATATCATTCATTGCTCACACCGCTTATGGATTCGCTTAGAAAGGCAGGTGATTCTGAAGCCATAAATGAATTTAATGCATGGAAGAAAATTCAGGATGAAAAAATAGAAAAAATAGAAAAGATTGAACGAAGCAAATCGAATCCAAGTCCTAATTTAGATGCAGTAGGAACTGCTGCAATTACACTTGAATCTAGTGCAGCTAAACTTCGGAGTTCTGTTAAAGATAATTCACATGAATCACATACAAAACTACAATATGCAATTTGGCTTGAAGAATTAATTGCATATCGAAAAACTTCATTAAAATGAATTTACGGGGTGTATATCCTCCGCCTGATAAGCGGTTGAAAGATTAGTTGGTTCCACGCTGGTTCGATTCTAGCCGCCCCGACAATGAAAGAGCACTGAAAGGTGCTCTTTTTTTTTACTATTTTCATGTTTCTGCGAATGTCGTATTATTTGCAGCGAGGCACATGTCAGCAACATCAGAATCAATCGTAGAAAATCTAAGAACAATTTCAGAACAAATAATCGAAGCAAAGAGCCGCAATGATCTTGCTAAGATTGCAATTCTTGAGGCGCAGCGGCTAGAATTGAATCGACAATTTACAGAAGTAATGCAGATGTTATCAGAGAATACTCAAATTCTCAAAGGCTAAATAATGAGTAACAATGCAGATTTATTTCATCCGATTACTTCGATGCATATTGGTCCAGCGCCACTTGTAATACGCACGATTGTCAAATTAAATCAGGATTATATAGCAGGTGGAATGCCATCTGCTGCAGTTTTTGCTGAAGATTATGTATTACTTTCTTCACTTCCTAGAGAGCTGCAGGAAAGGGTAATCACTGCTGTAAAAGCAATTCAGGCTGGCATGTAGCATTTAGTTTTGATAATCAATGCGTCAAACAACTAGATGACATATTTAGAAATACTCATTTCGGAGAATCATGTCTGCAACAAGAGTCATAGACGATCATAAAGAACTAGACAATATTGGCACGAACACTCATGCTGATATCGATCAGCATATTGATCAGACAGCATTTGTCATCGCGTCAGGCTCTTTTCCAAAGCCACCATCGGCAAGAGATCTCGTTGCAGGTCAAGGCATTACGCTAACTGACAGTGGCCCAGGTGGAACTGTCAAAATTACTTCAACAGTCACGGGAACAGTTCCTGGTGCTACAACGATTGGTCAGGTACTTTATTCAGTTGATGGCATTAATTTTGGTGCATATCTACCTCTAGTAGTTACAGGCTCTGGATGGATCTCGCAGGATCAAGGGATACTTATAGTAGTAGGTTAATCTGATATGCCCTTACCAAACGCACTGCACAGCAAACAAAGACCAAGTGACGGTATTCACATACCGTATGCATTTGAGTTTTCTGGGTCTGCAGCGAGAACTTCATCATTTGGTTATGAAGTAAGAGACGTTGGAAAGTGGGCTCGTCAGTTTGACGATAGCACATTCTGGATGCTAACATATGAGGGCAGTGGAAGCAATCCCGGACCTGATCCTCCCCAATGGCAACTTGTAGCATCATATAATGCATTGTCTTCTTCGAGACAAGTAATAGCAGGAGATGGTCTTACTGGAGGCGGAGACTTATCAGTAGACAGAACATTCAATGTTGGTGCAGATCCGTCTGGTTCAATTTTAGTATTTCCAGATTATATCACAGTTGGTGCCCTGTACTCTGATGCTCAACATGGAAATCTTGGCGGCGGCAACCTTCATTCATTAGCTACTACATCATCTGCAGGTTTCATGTCTGCTGATGACAAGTTGTTTATTGATGGACTTACTGTGTCAGGAACAACTGTAACTACAACGCGGCCACTTGACGTTTCAAAATCATTGGCGCTGCCAGGAACTTCTTCTTTTTCTGCAAGATCTGATCATAAGCACGACGTGTTTACAGCAGCACCTGGTTCATTATTTCCAACAGGTTCAAATCAAGAAGGATCTGCAACATCACTTTCAAGGTCTGATCACATTCATGCATTGCCACCATTTGGAACTACGACAGCATCTTTTGCTGAAGGTAATGATGTTCGTCTCTCAGATGATAGAATTGCATATGCACTTCGTTCCGCAACAACTGTTGTCTTTATAAGCGCATCTTCGGCACCTATCAGCGGTTCAACTCTAAATGCAATTTCTAGCACGCAAGCTCAGTGGGAACCAAAATCTTCTGGAAGTTCAATTAGCCTAACTACTACTATTCCGCTTGATGTAACAAAATCTGCAGCACTAGTTGGGACTTCTTCATTTGCAGCAAGATCAGATCATAAGCATGATATCGAAACATCATCTTCAATCAGCGTAGGCACAGCAAATTCAGAAGGATCTTCAACTTCTCTTTCACGTGCTGATCATGTTCATGATCATGTCTCTGTAAGACATCTGATTCATTTCATTGAAGAAGGTCCCGCTGAAGGTTTTACTACAGGAGCATATAAAGAAATACTTCCTGCTGCATCTCCATTCCCGTCATCAGTTACTTGGTGGACATCAGCAGCAAAACTCATAAAAATAGTTGAAAAAATTATTACAAGAAATTCAAATCAATTTCCTACCATTGTCGAGTGGAAGATGTACAGTACTTCAAATGTTGTTCTTACGACTGTTACTGATACATATGATTATAGCGGCGGGATTCTAACTCCTGCAATCACAAGGTCAATTGCATGAGTGACTCACCTGCTGTAATTATATACGGAACCGATTTAACGGGAAGCATAACTGAGAAAGGAATCTCAGCTAATCCTCTTATTACATCGAATATTGGCACCGGCGTGAATAATGCTGCATTGCCATCATCTTCAATTTTGGTGGGAGGATCAGATGGAGCAAATCTACAGGCTGCACGTGTCTTCGATGTAGATACTTCTTCAGACAAGCAATTTGTTCTTGGCGTAACTCTTCGCAAAAGTGCGCTTAGTGGATCTCTTGAATATGGAACTTCTGCAGATCCATTTAGAGTTGATCCGACAGGAACAACCACACAGCCCGTTACTGGTTCTGTTGGAATAACAAATACTGTCGCAATATCGGCAGCTTCACTTCCTCTGCCGTCAGGAGCAGCGCAGGAACATGTTACTGCAGGAAGCTACAATTCATCTAGGCTAACAGATGGTTCTGCATTCTATGATGCTACAAAGACTGGTCAATTACCTTCTGCATTAGCAGGTGGAAAACTCGACGTAAATATAGGCACATGGTTGGGCTCGGCAGTTCCTACGACCGGTCAAAAGACAATGTCAGGATCAATTCCTGTAGTCATTGCAAGTGATCAAGGCGCAATTTCAGTCTCAGGAACGATAATTATTACAGATGCTGCTGAAGGATTAAATGCATCTCTTGCACCAACGTCATCAATTCAGATCGGTGGTTCAGATGGAACTAATCTTCAAGCAGGCAGAGTCTTTGATGTAGATACTTCTTCAGATAAACAATTTGTGTTTGGAGTTACTCTTCGTAAGAGTGCACTGTCTGGGTCACTCGAGTATGGAACTTCAGCCGACCCATTCAGAATTGATCCGACAGGAACAACGATACAACCAGTTAATGGAACTGTTACATCTAATCAGGGTTCTGCAGCTATTTTATCTAGTGCTTGGCCGATAAGAATAACTGATGGAACAGTTTCAGCTAGTATCAGCGCAAATAACGCACTCAAGGTTGATGGTTCTGCAGTTACTCAACCAGTATCGGCAGCTTCTTTACCGCTCCCTTCAGGTGCAGCTCAAGAACATGTAACTGCAGGAAGTCCTAATTCAGCAAGATTAAGTGATGGATCTGCTTTCTATGATGCTACAAAAACAGGACAATTACCCACTTCTTTGGCGGGAGGAAAGCTTGACATAAATCTTGGAACATGGATAGGATCAGCAGTTCCAACAACAGGCCAAAAGACGATGTCTGGGTCTATTCCGGTTGTTATATCAAGTGATCAAACTGCATTATTGATTTCTGGCTCAATTTCTGCTACAAATCCCTCGGTTGGAACAAATGATTCAACAGCACCAACTTCAACTACACAAATTGGTGGTTCAGATGGAACTAATCTTCAAGCCGGTAGAATATTTGATGTTGATACTTCTTCAGACAAGCAGTACGTCATTGGTGTTACACTACGCAAGAGTGCACTTAGCGGATCTCTTGAATATGGAACATCTGCTGATCCAATAAGAGTTGATCCGACAGGAACAACGATACAGCCTGTGAATGGTACTGTTACAGCAAATCAAGGAACATCTGCAGCGTTGGTTAATGCTTGGCCGATAAGAATAACAGATGGAACAGTTTCAGCTAGCATTAGTTCAAATAATGCGCTGAAAGTTGATGGTTCTGCTGTTACACAGCCAATTTCTGCAGCTTCACTTCCATTACCCTCTGGCGCAGCTCAAGAACATGTGTCTGCTGTTAGTTATAATTCATCTCGTCTTACTGACGGCTCAGCATTCTATGATGCTACAAAGACAGGTCAGCTTCCTACATCTCTTGCTGGTGGAAAGCTTGACATAAATCTTGGAACTTGGCTAGGCTCTGTAGTTCCTACAACAGGACAGAAGACAATGTCTGGGTCTATTCCTGTCGTGATATCAAGTGATCAAACTGCAATTCTTATTTCAGGATCAATTTCTGCAACAAATCCCTCTGTTGGAACTAATACTTCCACTGCACCAACTTCAACAACTCAAATTGGTGGCTCTGATGGAACTAATCTTCAAGCCGGCAGAATATTTGATGTTGACACATCTTCTGATACGCAGTACGTCATTGGAGTCACACTTCGTAAGAGTGCACTTAGCGGCTCATTGGAGTATGGAACGTCTGCAGATCCAATTAGAATTGATCCAACTGGAACAACAACACAGCCTGTTACTGGGTCAGTTGGAATAACTAACACTGTTGCAATTTCAGCTGCTGCCCTACCATTACCAGCAGGAGCAGCACAAGAACATGTTACAGCTGCTAGCTATAATGCGTCGCGTCTCACTGACGGCTCAGCATTCTATGATGCTACAAAGACAGGGCAATTACCAGCTGCGTTAGCAGGTGGAAAGTTAGATGTAAATATCGGAACTTGGATAGGTTCAGCTGTTCCTACGACCGGTCAAAAGACAATGTCAGGATCAATTCCTGTAGTCATTGCAAGTGATCAATCTGCTATTCTTATCTCAGGATCAATTTCTGCTACAAATCCAAGCGTAGGAACAAATGCTTCGACTGCTCCTGTTTCTTCAACTCAAATTGGCGGATCAGATGGAACTAATCTCCAGGCTTCTAGAGTCTTCGACGTCGATACAAGCGCAGATAAACAATTTGTGCTTGGAGTTACGCTTCGTAAGAGTGCACTTAGCGGATCTCTTGAATATGGAACATCAGCTGATCCAATAAGAGTTGATCCTACGGGAACAACCACTCAGCCTATCTCTGCAGCTTCTCTCCCACTACCAGCAGGAGCGGCACAGGAACATGTAACTGCAGGAAGCCCTAATGCAGTAAGACTGAGTGATGGTTCTGCATTTTATGATGCTGTAAAGACAGGACAGTTACCCGCTGCATTGATATCAAGCAGACTTGATGTTAATGTAGGTTCATGGATGGGATCAACTGTTCCTGTCGTAGGACAGCAGGCAATGTCTGGTTCAATACCTGTTGTCATTTCAAGTAATCAATCATGGCCTACAGTTGGTACACATGCAAATGCATGGAATGCAGCTGCTGTTGCAGCTAATGGAGTATCAACTGCAGTTGATTGTCAATATACACCTGCAATTACAGCATTTGGAAATTCAAGCGGAAATACAACAATTACAATTCAAGTATCACAGGATAATTCAAATTTTTATGATGCTTCATCAACTTCATTAACCGGCGGCGCCGCAGATTTTGCAATATCCATATCTGCCGGCGCAAGATATGTACGTCTTAAATCAAGCGCCGCCCGAACAATCACAGCAACAATTGCCGGTAAAGGATGACAATGAGTAACGAGTTCCCAAGACAACCAGTTCCAAGTATAGCAGATCCAAATTCGAAATTAATTTTTTCGAATGATACAGTTACAGGAAGCAGCTCAGTTGTAAACACTGGGTTTGGTGCAAAAGAAGTATCTGTTGTAGTAAATATTTTGAATATTCCAACAGGAACAGGCCCTGGCATACAATTTACTCTGCAAGAAGTTGATCCGGGCGACAATACGACTTCATTTGGATCTAGTTCATCAACATCGATGATAACAGGTTCTGGTGTTTTTACTGCATCTTTACGTTCAACATTTGCAGGTACAATCAAGACATCTTGGACAGTTAGTGGAAGTACACCTTCATTCACAGGCGTTTATACTACGCTTGTATCGAAGTCGACAACTGTATTGTTAGGTGTAGATAGTTCTGGAAATCAACAACAAATTAGAGCCGATTCTCTTGGAACTTTAATAACTCAGGGTTCTTCGACAGGCACGGCGACACCAGTTACAGGATCTGTGTCAGCACGTCTCACTGATGGTGCAGCATTCTATGATGCTGCAAAGACCGGTCAATTACCATCTGCCTTAGTTGGAGGCCGCCTTGATGTTGTTGTCGGTGCAGCACTTCCAGCAGGTACAAACAATATCGGTGATGTTGATATACTTTCAGTTCCTGCACCTTTGTCAACTACGGGTACCGGTACAGAAGCTGCCGCGCTTAGAGTCACAATTGCAACAGATTCAACTGGTATACTTTCTGTTGATGATAATGGATCTAGTCTAACAATCGATTCAACGCAGTTACCCGCTGCACTTGTAGGTGGAAGATTTGACGAGAATATAGGCTCATGGCTTGGATCAACTGCACCATCTGTTGGTCAGAAAACAATGGCTGCTTCTGTTCCCGTTGTGATATCAAGTGATCAGACAGCTATACTGATTTCAGGATCGATATCAGCTACAAATCCATCTGTTGGAACAAATAATTCCACAGCACCAACTTCAACAACTCAGATTGGTGGTTCAGATGGAACAAATCTTCAGGCAGGACGCACATTTGATGTTGATACATCTTCTGATAAGCAGTACGTCATTGGTGTAACTCTTCGCAAAAGTGCGCTGAGCGGCTCATTGGAGTATGGAACATCAGCCGATCCAATAAGAGTTGATCCAACAGGAATGACAACACAGCCTGTAACAGGATCATTAACTGCACAACTTCAGAGTGGACCCAAAGGGTCAACAGCAGTTGCATCTGTAACAAGCACGGCTTCAGGCGCAAATCATCAACCACTTGATGTTGCAATTTATGATGCAGCAGGAAATCAGATCACGACTTTTGGCGGCGGAACACAATACGGAGATGGAGCTGCTAGAACAGCAACAAACGTCACAGGGACCATAATGATGGTTGATGACGGTACAAATATTCAGTCAGTCTCTGGTGATGCTTCGGGTCGACTTAATACTGTTATCAGTTCTTGGTTTGGTTCAACTGTGCCAACAGCAGGCCAGAAGACAATGTCTGGGTCAATTCCATTCACACTTGCAAGCGATCAGGGAAATGTAATAATTGGTATATCAGGAACCATCAGTTCCGGAAATAGTTCTACATCAATACTCACAGGAAGCCAAGTATTTACAGGTCTTGGTGTTGATACACTCGCCGCTGCATCAATATCAATACAAGTATTTGCAAATGTCGCAAGTGAAACTGATGGACTTAAATTTCAGTGGTCTCAAGATAATGTCAATTGGGATGAGACGTTATCATTTACACTTGCTGCTTCTTTGGGACAAGCATTTATGTTTGGACCACATGCTCGTTTCTTTCGAGTGCAGTACACAAATGGAGTAGTAGGACAAGCTTCATTTCGCTTACAGACAATTTTAAAACCAGTCATCGTTCGACATGATACAATTCGTCTTGCAGATGTTCCTATTGGCGAACAAGATGCAACTGTTGTTAAGGCAGTCATATCAGGAAAAACAACAGCAGGCGGCGGCACATATGTCGATGTAAAAGTAAATCCTTCAGGTGCAGTTCAAGTTGGAGGTTCTGTAGCAATAACTGATAGTGGAGGAACAAATACAACAGCTGTTAAGGCAGCAAGTACAGCTGCAATTGCTACAGATCCTGCGCTTGTTGTTGCTATATCTCCAAATAATTCTGTTTCAATTACAGCTGCATCTCTTCCTCTACCTTCGGGTGCTGCTCAGGAGCATACTGGTTCTGCTAGCTATAATTCATCACGTCTCACTGACGGATCTGCTTTCTATGATGCTACAAAAACAGGACAGCTCCCTACTTCTCTTGCAGGAGGTAAACTAGATGTAAATCTTGGAACGTGGCTAGGTTCAACTGTACCAACAGCGGGACAGAAGACAATGTCTGGATCGATCCCAGTTGTAATTTCTAGTGATCAGACAGCTATTCTTATCTCAGGATCGATATCAGCAACAAATCCAAGCGTAGGAACAAATGCTTCGACTGCTCCTGTTTCTTCAACTCAAATAGGAGGGTCAGATGGAACTAATCTGCAATCAGGCAGAGTCTTTGACGTAGATACATCTTCTGATAAACAGTATGTTTTAGGTGTTACACTTCGCAAGAGCGCCTTAAGCGGATCATTAGAATACGGAACATCAGCTGATCCAATAAGAGTTGATCCAACTGGTACTACTACACAGCCTGTAACAGGATCATTAACTGCACAACTTCAGAGTGGACCCAAAGGGTCAACAGCAGCTGCATCTGTAACAAGCACGGCTTCAGGCGCAAATCATCAACCACTTGATGTTGCAATTTATGATGCAGCAGGAAATCAAATATCAACATTTGGTGGAGGAACACAGTTTGGCGACGGATTTGCTCGAACAGCAACAAACGTCACAGGGACCATAATGATGGTCGACGATGGAACAAATATTCAATCTGTCTCTGGTGATTCTTCAGGAAGACTCAATACAGTTATGAGTTCGTGGTTTGGTTCAACTGTACCAACAGCGGGACAGAAGACAATGTCTGGCTCTATTCCCTTTACACTTGCCAGTGATCAATCTGCCATACTGATTTCAGGATCTATAACAAATCCAAGTATTGGAACAAATGCTTCAACAGCACCAACTTCAACAACTCAAATTGGTGGCTCTGATGGAACTAATCTTCAAGCCGGCAGAATATTTGATGTTGACACATCTTCAGACAAGCAGTATGTTTTAGGCGTCACTCTTCGTAAGAGTGCACTGTCTGGGTCGCTCGAGTATGGAACGTCAGCTGATCCAATTAGAATTGATCCAACAGGAACGACAACACAACCTGTTACGGGTTCAGTTGGAATAACTAATGTCGTGTCTGTTACAACATCAGGATCGCTTCCTGTTATTATCAATGGTGTTGCAACAATCACCGGATCAGTTGCAATTACTGCTGCATCTCTACCATTACCCGCTGGTGCCGCTACCTCAGCTAATCAATCCACGCTTGGTTCGCAGACTACTAAGATCAACGACGGCACCAATACCGCTTCGGTCATGGCAGCTAGTACAACTGCTGTATACGCAGATAAGGCTCTCGTTGTAGCCATCTCGCCGAACAGCAATGACATTGCTGTGCTTGGTTACAATAATGGGGTAGGAGCATCTGCAACTTGGGATAACACTTCGAACCTACTTGAAAATATCGAAGCCATACCAGGAACTAACCCGTATGATGAGCCAACTGTCAGTATCTCACTGACACGTACCGGAACAATTACAGCAGGCGAGATTTCGTTTCAGGGTTCGGACGCAACTGGTGGTGTTTGGTTCCCAGTAATGGCCACTCGCGTCGCTGCCTTCACGACAGAATCATCCTATCTGTTGTCTGGCTCGGCAGATACAATGTGGAAGGTGAGCGCCGCTGGATTTCCTAACATCCGCGTACAGCTCACCACGCAGATAACGGGCGCTGGCAGTGTCTTTGTCACGACCCTATGGGATGCGTCACCTATAGGTGACAATCGTTCCACTGTCGGACAATCTGACGAGACCAAGCTGAACGCTACAGCTACTCTGAAGAGTGGTCTCAAGGGATCCTCTGCTGCGGCTTTGGTTACCAGTACGGCATCGGGAGCTGACCATCAGTCACTCGATGTGATAATCCGGAATGGTACCGGGCAGACACCCGAAGTACTAGACCCGTACACGGCAGCGCCGGCCTCCGCTCCGTCGCTCGTTGTAGCCATTTCTCCTAATTCAAATATTGTTACTGTGGGTCGCTACAGTAATGGAGCTGGAGAAGTCGCGACTTTAACCAACGCTACGGCAATCAATACAACAGTAGTAGCAGTACCAGCCAATGGCCTCGCAGCGGGCTCCAATGCGGGAACTGCAACTTTCTCAATGGTTCGTACCGGAACAATTTCGGGAGGTGAATTATCATTTCAGGGTTCTGATGACAGTGGCGCCTGGTTTCCAGTAAGAGCTGTTCGTACCGACACCTTCACCACAGCGACATCACAGTTACTATCGGGCATAACCGACGTGATGTGGAAGGTGAGTTGTGCTGGATTCGTCAGCATCCGAGCCAAACTCACCACAGTGATCACTGGTGCAGGCAGCCTCTTAGTCACGACCGAATGGGATGCGTCTCCCGTAGGAGACGTCACTGCGACTGTTGGTCAGAGCGACGAAACACTACTCAAGGCTACGGCCACTCTGAAGAGCGGTCTCAAGGGCTCTTCTGCGGCGGCTTTGGTTACCAGCACGGCTTCTGGAGCTGATCATCAAATACTTGACGTTGCAATTTACGACGGTTCAGGAAACCAAATATCAACATTTGGTGGAGGAACGCAATACGTTGTAGATGCAGCCGCCCCTACAACTCCAACTGGCAGCATTTCTCTTGCCCAGCGTGATGATCAGTTGTCAACAGTTACACCAGTCGAAGGTGATTGGATTCAGCCTCGTGCGAGTTCCAAGGGTGCGCTCTGGGTAACAATACCAGACATTAACGGTGATCCAATTACTTCGTTCGGCGGCGGAACTCAGTACACAGTCAATGCTGTAGCTCCTGCAGATCCTGTCGGAACAGCGCTAGTTGCAGAACGCGATGATCAACTCTCAACCCTGAGTGAAGTTGAAGGAGACTGGACCCAGGTAAGAGCTAGTGCCAAAGGTGCGCTCTGGGTGACGATCCCAGATACCAATGGCGATCCGATTACCAGCTTCGGCGGCGGTACCCAGTATGCCGACGGCGCCGTCCGGGGCACCTCCACAGGCACGCTCTTAATGGTTGACGATGGGGTAAATATTCAGTCTGCGCTTGGAAATACTTCTGGAGAACTTTATACAATTGCTAAACAAGGTCAAGCAGGTACACTTTCTGGTTCTTGGCCTACAAGAATAACAGACGGTACGACTGTTTCCGCAGTAAAAGCTGCAAGTACAGCTGCTGTTGCTGCAGATCCTGCACTTGTTGTTTCTTTGAGTCCCAACAGTCCTGGCTATATGTCACAAAATGTTACTGTTAGTTCAGCCAACAGTTCAACTGCTACTTTGGCAGGCGCAGCATCTTTTGTCGGTACAAGCGTTTCTACACTAGGTGTTGCTACAATACAATTAATCGTATTTTCTGATGTTGCGTCATCAGCCGCCGGATTAGCTATTCAACAAAGCTCAGATGGAACAAATTGGGATTTTACCGATACATTTACTGTTTATGCTTTAACGGGTTTTAACACAACTGTTGCAGCTATTGGATCATTTGCTCGAGTTGTGTACACAAACGGAGCATCAGCACAGGGAGTATTCAGGCTACAAACACTTTTGTGTCCTGTTGCACAGCTTTTACATATTAATGAAACATCTGCAATACAAAGCATCACTGCACAGGATACAGCAACATCAGGCACAATTTATTCAAATGGACAAGTAATTTACGGAGGAACACCTACTGCTAATAGTGCTGTTTCTGCCTCGCTACAAAGTTGGAATTCTTGTGTATTACAAACTTCTGGTACTTGGTCAGGAACGCTTGCACTTGAAGCAAGTATAGACGGCGGTGTCACATGGACTAAAAAATCACTTCATCTCGCCGGGACAGATATTCAGGCGATGTCATTTACATCAAACTTTTTTGGCGGCTTGAATACAACAGGTTATAGCAATGTTCGTATACGTTCAACTGCTGCATGGACGGGAACAGCAACAGTTCGATACATTCAATCAGAAGATTTGAATTCTGTATTTATTGGAAATGCATTGCGCAACGCCGACAGTAGCGGAAATATACAGCCTGCAGCGGATATTGCATCTCGTAAATTTTTTACAGCAGTTACAGATGGAACAAATACAGCAACAGTTAAGGCGGCTAGCGTCACAGCCCTGGGTGCAGACACTGCGCTTGTTACTCAATTACGATCTGCTTCATCAGGAACAATAACAAACGTGTCTTCTTCTGTGACATCTGTTCAATTAATTGCAGCAAATACAGCACGAATTGGTGCAGTAATATTCAATGATTCAACATCAGTATGTTTTGTGAAGTTTGGAATAGCAGCAGGTCCCACAAATTTCACGTATAGACTTACTACAAATGCTGTTCTTGAAATTCCGTGGTCATATACAGGAAGAATCGATGGAATTTGGACAACTGCAAATGGAAATGCTAGGATTACGGAGTTAGTCTAATGCCACTGTTTGATGCATCATCAGCACTTATCACAGGATCATTCTTAGCAGCCGGCACAACGTATACGACTAGTGATACTACAAATCGTATTAAGATTCAATTGGTTGGCGGCGGCGGTGGAGGGGGCGGCGGCGGATCTACGGCAGTAAGTGCAGCCTTGGGCTCTGGTGGTGGTGCTGGTGGCTATGGTGTCGTGGTGTTCACTGTAGAACCAAGCACAAACTACACCTACGCCATCGGTGCAGCAGGAACAGGTGCCACCGCAGGCAATAATGCCGGAGGTGATGGCGGCGATACAACCTTCACTGTCAGTGGTGTAACCGTTACAGCAAAAGGCGGTACAGGTGGGCTAGCTGGTGGAGCTGGTGGAACAGCTGTGTTACCTATTCTGGGAGGCGCCGGAGGTGTTGCTGGATCAAACGGTGATATCAATGCCCCAGGTGCTCCTGGTTATTCATCATACTGTCTTACCGGGTTGTTAGGTTATAGTGGCGCTGGCGCTTCCGGTCCCTTTGGCGCCGGCGGCAATGGAGCATCGGCACAGGCTACGGGTAACGCGGGTGGAGGAAATGGTTCAGGTGGCGGCGGTGGCTGCACACTGAACGGTGGAGCTGCCACGGCGGGTGGCGCTGGCACCATCGGGGCCATCTTGGTGCAAGAACTTAGCAACTTGAAGTAAGTACCCAATGCCAATATACACACCGTCAGAAGCATTCATATCATCTTCGTTCATAACGACTGGAACCTCGTTCACAACCAGACAAACAACAACCAGAATTAAAGTTGAACTATGGGGAGGCGGCGGCGCTGGCGGAGGTGGTGCGTCTGTCGCAGCCAACGCTGCTCCGGCTCGTGGGGGAGGGGCTGGTAGCTACGCATTAAAAATATTTGATGTCACACCAAATACAGCATATACATACGCGATTGGTATTGCTGGTGTCGCCGGCGGGGCGGGAGCCGTCGCCG